GCCTTCTACTATCTTTGATACCACTTCCCATGAAGGAGAATTTTTCAATAACTCCTGACAAAGTGAAAGAATATTTTCTTCATTAACTGTCATATCAACTATAACTTGAAATGCTTCTTCTTCATCTTCTATATCTATTATCTGGTCAAGCATCACTACTGCTTGTCTTGCACTTCCATCTGCACAAGAGCATATTTTTTGTAATACTTCATCTGATTTTTCTACTCCTTCTTCACTACATATCCAAAGAAGTATTTTCATTATCTCTTTACTTCTTAAAGTTTTTAAATGAAATTTACTACATCTATTTCTAATAGTTAAAAGTAATTTTTCTGGGTCAGTTGTACAAAGAATAAAACGAACATGTTTAGGGGTATCCTCTAACAACTTTAATAACGCATTCTGCCCATCCCCCGTTAATTTATGACATTCGTCAAGAAGATAAATCCTAACCTTACCCGACCAAGGAGCAAATCTACAATTTTCTGATATTTCTCTTATAGTATCTATTCCTCTTGTATTAGCAGTATTATACTCCTTAAAATCTTTATCAGAACATTCTAATATATCTTTTACTATTCTTGCTACTGTTGTTTTTCCACAACCAGAAGAACCAGTAAAAAGAAAACTCCTTACTTCTCCTTTATCTCTTAATAAGATTGTATTTATTGCCTTTACAGTAGATTCATTCCCAACAAATTCTCCAAATGTTTTAGGTCTATACTTTATATGCAATGGCAATGATTCGTCTCTTTCTATTTCTTCTATTTTCTTTTTCATATTTACTCCCTATATTTTGAAACTAAAGTATTCTGATAAATTTAATTTCCTATTGCTCTCCTTATCAAATGCTCCTATTTCAGTAAGTATTCTTTTTACCTTTTCTGTATAATTTGGTTTTGATTCTAAATTAAAAAATCCTTTTCTTTTTTTCTGAATAGGAAGACAAATAGCATTTACTGTTTTTTCACCAAGTCCTTTTACTTCTATAAATGGGATATATATATTTTTATCTTTTACTACCCATTTAAGAGCATCTGATATTCCAACTTTAGGGGTAATAACTTGTAATCCTAAATTCTTCGCTTCTTTTACTAATTCTTCTTTCTTACTTTCTGAGCCATAAGATAAATTAGCACAAATAAATTCAGCAGGATATTTTATTTTACACCATGCACAGTAATATGCAATAACAGAATAAGCTGTAGAATGTGCCTTATTAAATCCATAGTTAGCATATTTTTCTAACATATTCCAAAAATCTTTTGCTTCTTTTTTTGATAAAGTCTTCTGCTCCAAACAACCATCAACAAACATTTGGTAGTACTTATCAAACTCTTTAACATCTCTTTTCTTACCAATTATTTTTCTAATTTTATCAGCAATAGAATATGATAATCCTGCTACCTTATTAATTACTTCCATTACTTGTTCTTGATATACTATAATCCCATATGTATCTTTGGTTATATCCTCATATATCTTATGCTTCTTCTGCCACTTTTCTCCTTTTTTTCTTGCGATAAAGTCTTCTGTCATTCCACTTGCACTAGGCCCTGGCCTTACTAATGCCATTACATCAGACATTATTTTAAAATTATCTACTCCTACTTCTTTGGAAAGCTTCTGCATTGCCCAAGTATTAAACTGAAATACTCCAACATTTTCCCCTCTTGATAACATTTGAAATACTTTTTTATTATTAAGTTCTAATTCTTCAAAATTAATTTCCTTATTATAGTTTTCCTTTACTAGTCTTTTTGTTTCATTTAAAACTGTCAAAGTATTTAATCCAAGAATATCAAGTTTCATTAATCCAACATAATCAACATCTTCTTTATCCCAATTGATTACTTCCTGATTTGAACGAACAGCAAGATTACATCTCGAATTTTTTGTAAGGTCTTCTGCAGACACTACTAATGCTGCTGCGTGCTGTCCGGTACTTCTTACTTGCCCTTCTAATTGCATTGCTATATCACATTCTTTTTTATACTTCTTATAAAATGAATTCCCTTCTTTTGATTCTGCTGCAATTTTAATAGAATCAGTTTTTTTATCTTCATCAAAAATTAACTTTGTAAATTCTCCAACTTCTTTTAATGGAATATCAAATACTCTAGCAACATCTCGTATAGCAGACCGTCCTTTCATCTTCATGAATGTTGATATACTTGCAACATTATTTACTCCATATAAATCTTCTAAATGCTTCCTTATCAAGGGTCTTTTAATATCCTCAAAGTCAAGGTCAATATCAGGGAGGTCGCAGTTAGCACTTAATATTCCATCTGATAAACAAAACGAAGGGTCATTTTCTATTTTTAAAGCATATACATCTCCATGATAATCAACTTCTTTTATATCATCTATATTTATAAGGCTATCAATAATAATATCCATATTATTCTTTCCTCTCTAATCTAATTAGAAGATTATTAACCGTCCCTCTGCAAACATTATATTTTTCTGCAATCTGATTTATTTCTTTTTCTCCTGACTTAATTTGTTGAAAAATTAATTCCCAATCACTTTTAGGAATTTTTGTTCTTTCAAACATTGGATTTTTATCCCCATATCTTCCTCCATTAATCCGTATTGTTTTTTTCAACTTCTCTCTAGTTTCATTTTTCCAAAAATGGCCATAATTAGGATTCTTTTCCCCTTTATACCCTCCTCTTTCTTTTAACTTCTTTTTTATACTTTCTTTTGCTTTTATTGAATGCCTTTTTCCAAACATTCCATTCTTTTCTCCAGTAGTTGCTTTAGACATTGTCTCTCTAAATTCATCTGTTATTTCTACTCCTTTACGAAATTCAGAAAGTCTTTTTCTCACCGCAAAGGTATGTGTCTTTCCATACATTCCATTTCCACTTCCTTTATTTCTTAATCTCATTGCATTTATTTCTTCTGGAGTATATTTATGCCGCCACATTCCATTTTTACATCCTTTCTGAACTAATTTCATTTTAACTATTGTTTCTGGAGTATGTTTATAGCCTAATATATTCCCTGCTTTTGGACACATATTATATCCATTTTTATAACTACTAAAATTATCTATAAAAAATTGTTCACAAAAAATTAAATGATTATAATCTTCAATAATTTTAATTTCCTTAAACTCAAAATTATTATCTCCATATTTATTAAATGCTCTTTGTAGGTGAGGATTATGATGTCGATTTCTTCTAAGAAGGAATCGATGCCTTTTCATTCTTCCTAAAACATCTATAGAACTCCCGATATAAAGTTTTTTGGTTATCTTATTCTCAATAATATAAATTCCAGCCAGTTTCATTTCTTGTCTACCTTAATTTTAATTAATCTATCTTGGCCGATAACCAATCCAGAAGCTTTTTTTTCTACTCTTTCATTTTTTAAATTCTTTACTATTAATTTATGGTCTTTTGTACAGATAAAATATTTTTTCCCATACTCTATTTTTAATACTTTTTCATTAACAGCATATTTTCTAATTAATTTAATTTTATCTTGAACACCATATTTGTTATATATAATATCTCCTATATTTAGCTGTTCTATATTTTTAATTCCAGTGGTAGTTAAAATTTGTGTTTCTGGCAGAAAACATCTCTCCTCATCAATAAATCTTGAAAATAAAAGATTATGTTTTATAGGGTTTATAGAAGTAATCCCCATAAGAAATGCAATTAGGCTACCCGAAACACTCCCCCTCCCAGGCCCTACCATTATCTTTTGCTCTTTACACCATTCTACTAGCTCATGTACAATCAAAAAGTATCTAACGAATTTCTTCTTCTTTATCAAATTAAACTCTTCATTAAATCTATTAAAATACTCTTGATTATCATTTAATGATTCATCAAAATATTGTCTATAAGACATATAACAAACATTTTTTAAATATACTTCTTCTGTAACTTTACCAGTATTTACTACTGGTAAGTCTACTTCTCTTTTCTTAATTCTAAATTTGGAACAAATCTTTGCTATCTCTACTGTATTCTTAATAGCTCTTATATATACTTCCCTCGATAATACTCCTTGATTTGAAAAAGACTTTCTCATTTCCTGTTCTGATTTTAAAAACATTTCCTTAAATTCAAATCTCATCCTTTTCGGGTCATCCCATTTTACTCTTGTTTGAATAGCAAGAAGTACTTCCTGCCCTAAAGAATCTTCTCTATTAATATAATGGCAATCATTAGTAGCAACCAAAGGGATATCCCATGTTTCATTAATTGATAGAACTAATTTATTATATTCCTTCTGTTGTTTATACTCATGAGGCTGTACTTCTATATAAATATCCCGATTTATTTTTTTTAATTCCTTGGCAAGTTTTTTACCTTCGGGATGATGAAGAAAAGATTGTAGACATCCGGTAAGAATAACTAATCCTTCTGAATATTTTAGAAAAGAAGCAAAGTCTGTTCTAGGCTTATAATACATACCTTTTAAATTTGCTTCCGTTAAAAGATAACAAAGATTTTTCCATCCTATATCATTTTTAACTAAAACTGTTATATGATATCTTATATCCCCCTTTACTTTTATATTCATATCTGGAACAATATATAGTTCGCATCCAAAAATAGGAATAATTTCTGCTTTGATACATTCTTTTTGAAACTGAATTAAACCATCAATATTCCCATGGTCAGTACAAGCCAAATATTCATGGCCAAGTTCTTTTGCCCTTGCAACATAATTTTTAATACTACCAAACCCATCAAGGAGCGACATTTCCATGTGTGTATGTAAATGACAAAAACTACCCATAATCTACTCCTCTATATATAAAGAAATTAAATGCTTGAACTTTTCTGTTTCAAATAATATTCTTCCTTCTCCTAATTTCATTATATTTGTTTTCTTTAAAATTTGAGACAAGAAAATTGGATTAATTGAAAAAGAAAAGTTTTGTTTTGTATTTATATCTGATTTACTTTCTATCCACCCCAAATCATTCTGCCCCTTACAAGAAACTTTGCCTTTGTTTACTTTTACTTCTATTTTTTTATCAATATCAAATTCTCCTGAAGCTAAAATAGAAGCATTCGCTACAAGTTCTTCAAAATCTTTTGGAAGAATAATTTCATTCGCCTCAAAATCAAACTCCTTTTTTATATCTGGAAATACTTCATTTATAATTCTAGAACAAAATATTACTCCATTTTTTGTCAAAAAGTATATCCAACTATCATTTCTAAAATAACTCTCAATCTCCTTAAATTTTATCATTTCTTGAACAGAGGAAGCTGGTATTAAAAATTTGTCCTTTAATGCTTTATCTGTTGTGAACAAACTTATTCTATAGTCATCAGATGAAATTATTTCTTTACCAGAAGCATAAAGACAAGTTAAGAGAGGCTGGCTGATATCTTTAGAAGCAGTAAACATACAGGAAGTAAGCCCTTCTATAAAATCCTTAGAAAGAGATTTAAAATCTTCAGAAAAAAAATCATTTACTCCTATTGCTTCTATAAAATCATTTACTACATCATCTATCTTTTTAATAGATAGTTCAGCAGAAGTTTTATCTGTTTTAAACAGTAGTTTTTCTTCCTTCTGTTCTATACTAATATTTTCTTCCTTAAGAGAAGACAATATATTATAAAATTCGCTTGAAGGAATAGAACATTTAAATCTTGTCTTTAAAGGGTAACAAATACAAATTCTATCATTTGTTGTTAATAAATGACTACCAGTAAAAATGAAATTAGAAAATTCTTCGAGCATTGTTTTAGATGCTAGTGCTGGCTTTACTTTCTGTAAAATAGAAATTAAATCCGCTCTATTGTATTTTTCCCCATTTGTCTTTGCTTCTTCTTTATTTCTTCTTTTTAATTTTGCCATTCCTCACCCCCCTATTATTTTTTAAATATTAAACAATATTCATGTGCCTTTGGAAAGAGCTTATACTTTACTATATTCTGAGCATATACTCCTCCGATAGAGCCACTTAAATCAACAATATAAACATTATAAGGTTCAAATCCAGCCTTTAATAATAAATTATACATATCCATATGATAAGCATAAAATATTTTATTCTTCCTAAAGTCATTTATGAACCAACAAGCAAAAGAACCTTTTTTCAAAATTCTATAATTCTCTTTTACATGTTCAAAAAGTAATTCTAAAAATCTCTCATATGTTTTTGCATTGCCAAGCTGTTCAGGCTCATCTCCATAATATTCTATGTTCCAATATGGAGGAGAAGTAATAGTAAAGTCAGCATAATCATTTGGTAACTTTACTTTTGCAGAACTACCTTCGATAAGATGGATGAATGTATCTTTTTTATTTTTAGAAAAGAAAGAAGATTTCTTTTTATCCAAAAGTATTTTTCTTATTTTTCTATTTGCAGTCATGAATTTTTTAGAAACGTCTACTCCAACATAATTTCTACTACATTTAAAAACCAATTCCATTCTACTATTATGCCCTGCAAAACAATCGTAGACAATTCCATCTTCAGGACAATAAATTTCTGTTATTATTCTCCCGATATTTTGAGGAAAAGCAGATAAAAATTCTTTCCCTTTCCCTCCAATATCTGTAAAAGACATTGCTCCTGCCGATTCGATTCCACTTCCAGGGAATTTCTTTCTTAATTCCTTAAAATTCTTTTTTAAAACATTATTATACCCTCCTCCCATATTGTCAGTAATTATATCAATTCTTTTTTCTCTTGTATTTTTTAATATAGAAGTAGGAATACAGCCTATTTTATTTTTCAAATCTTGTCTTATTATTCTTGATTTTAATAAAGAGTCAAAATTTTTACCTTTTATCTTTTTATTTTCTACATCTATTTTTTTCTTAATTTTAAAGCCATTGGTTACCATTTATAATTTTCCTTATTTATAAAGGATTCTTTTGTTAAAAAAAATAAGCAACAATACTATTTCTAAAATAGTATTGTTGCTTTGCAAATTTATTTTTTTAACAAAATAAAAAACTTTTCTTTTTGCTCAATAACTTTTAAGTCTATCATTTTTTTTGCTAAAGAATAAAATGTCAACCCTGTTTTATTCCATTTAGCTTTTTTAATATCGGCCATTTTTACTCCTGTTTTACCAGCCGCTTTAATCATTTCAATAAATAAATTAGAAAGAGATCCAATAATAAAGCCATATTTGTCTCTTTCTCTTTTATCGAGCTTTTCTTTATTTTTTTCATCTCTCTTTTTTGGATTTTTTACTTCATTCTCTTTCTTTTTTGAATTTACTTTAGGCTCAACTTTTTTCTGTTTCTTTTTTACATACTCTTCTTCTTCTTCTTCTTCTTCTTCTTCTTCTTCTTCTTCTTCTTCTTCTTCTTCTTCTTCTTCTTCTTCTGGTTCAGGTTTTGATTTTGCCTTCTTCCCTTTTGCCTTTTTCTCTACAACTTCTTCTTCCTCAATTTCTTCTCCAACTACATTTGATTCTGATTCATCAACAAGATTGTTATACATTTTTGCTACTGCCTTTGGAATTTTCTTTTCGTCTTTTTCAGAAACAGTTTCAACAGCTGCCATAAAATCCTCTTTCAAAGTTTCTACACTTGTAGCAACAGTTTTAACTTTCTTTTCTGCAAGTTTAGATTCATTCAATTCCTTTGCCGCTTCCAACACTTTGCTTTTTTCAATCATTTTCTTCTCCTTTATTATTTAGATTAAATTAACTAATACAAAATATATTAGTTATTCCCTGCCCTCTTTATTATATTATATCACATTGAAATGAAAATCTGTCTTTTATTATTCGAGGTCAATTCCCCTTTGTTTCCTAGGCTTTTCTTTGGTAGGCACTTTCCCTTCTTCCTTTTTTACTTCTTTTTTGGTCTTGGTATATCTTATAGTCTCACTATCAAGCACAACCTGACCGAGTTCTAATTGCTGTAAAATGGTTGCAGTTTTATATTGGTCAAAATCTATATCCCTTCCTGCAATTACTGCTATTCTCATTACTCCTTTCACTTTTTCTGATGGCGATTGGTTTAAAGATATCATCATATCAACATGGGCAACCTTTCTGATATCTTCTGCAATATCCGTTTGTGTAACATTCTTTTTGTCAAAAGAAATTCTATTAGATTGGGAAGCAGTTACTACCAAACAATGTCTACTATCAGCCAAATTCTTTAATGTCTTCCATGTATCATCACTCCTTTCTCTTGGTGTCATTCTAGCATCTTCTGGAGCTAAAATATCAGCATAATCAATACAGTTATGAACTAAAAATCCTTGCACTGTGAAGCGATGAAAAGGTCCGGCATTGGCGATATCCCAGACTGGTTTTTTACTACCCCGCACAACCTTTTCCCTCCTAATTTTCTGTTCTCCCAGCGAGAAACTATTTGATTGATTGTTTTTGTTTTTAAATATGTTTTTAATGTCTCGTCCGAATAAAGTATTTGCGGATAAATCTGTCTTATCCGATGCAATCTGGGAGTTATTGGTGTTCTTGTTGTATGTGAAGTATTTTGCCTGTGAGTAGACCATCGAATATTCCCGGGTTCGTAATGGCCATTGTTGTCTATCCTGTCTATTTCTAATTCTCTCTTCAAAGGACTTAAATTTTTTACAATCCATAAACAAGATTCTGTTGTTGAAGAAAAGCAAAATTTTATTCCACGACCACCATAATACTTCCAAGATAAAGTTTTGGGATTTTGACATATTTGCCGTTTGCTTTCCATTCTTTGATAAAGCCAAGTAGGGAATCTTTTTGGCTGCAAACATGTTCTGCATCCCTTTGCAACTCCTCTGGATAAATTGTCGTATAGTATCCACTTTTCTTTTCCACATTTGGTACACTTCATATAAACATACTCTCTTTTTCTTGATGGAGTATTCCGAACTCGTACTATCGAAGAAATAATTTTCCCCAATCCGTAAATTTCCCCCACAATTTCCTGTCTGTGCAATTCGTAATCCCAATCTTTTGCAAGACTCAAGAGTTCTCCACCCTTCTTCTGTCCAGACCAAATGGTCTGGTGTTGCTGTAAGTCCATTATATTCTATTACCTCCTTTATCCCATTATATATTACTCCTCCATGAGATACCCAATTTTCTCCATCCCATAATTTATGAGTAGCCGATACTTTTTCAATTGGTACTAAACCACTATCTGTTAATACTAGTGACCCTTCAGCAATACAAACTACATCTGGAATAAATCCTTCCTGATATTCTAAATTATCAACAGCAGACTTTATATCTGACACATTAGCTGAATATGCCGGAAAAGAAATTATCCTTAAATTATCTCCATACATTCTTTTAATAGAGCCGGATATTTTCTGAGTGAACTTTGTAGTAATTCTATCCTTCTTATAAGTAATAAACCATGTTTCTGGAATATAAGATTTATTTTTATCCCTACAATAAGTACAAGGCCGATATCTTAATGCTGGGTCAAATACTTCTGGTTTATTCCCATCAACATCAAGAAGCCTAATAGAATTCCCTCTCTGAATTTTATTACAAGTATTCTCCTGATTCTTTAAACAATCAAAACATGGAAATATATAATCTCTGCCCTCCTTTCCTTGTGAAGTAATTCTTTTATAAAGTCTTTTCTGCATTCTTGAAGATGCCATCTCCAATGAAATAATTACTACCTTCCATTTTTCAAGAACTCCCTCTATCCCTATTTCAGATAGCATAAAGGTCTTGCCCTTTTTAACAGGAGCCAGAACAGCAATAAGCTGATTCCTTTCAAAGTCACCCATCAATTCCCCAAGTCTTCCTGGCATACGAAAGAGAACATCTTTT